TTGTTTTACAGCAATGATGAGCGGTTCAAGGCCAGGAATAGCATCAAGGAATTTACGACGTAACTCACCACCTAGCTGCTTCTTCTGAGCATCTGACAAAGCTGGGTTCAAACTATGGCCAAGCTTCACATCGCCAGCTCCATAAATGAAGGCATAGCAAATTGTTTTCACGTCTCGGCGAGAGCAGCCCACGCGATCGGCGTTCTGCTGGTGAATATCGCCGTTAACAACAACATCAGCAAACGCGCCTTCGTCAAAGGGACTCAAATAGTGCCCCAAGGCCCGAAGTTCCAGACCTTCAAGGTCAGCTCCCACCATCACCATGCCTGGGTGAGGGATAAACAATTGACGTGCCCAAGGTGCACTCACGACCTGGCCAAGGTTGGGACCCCGGTGGGCGTTACGCCCCGTTTGCGTAGCTAGTGAGCAGCTGTGATGAATACAGTTATCTTGTTCAACAGTATTGAACCAGGAATTAGTACCTTCTGAGAGCTGCCCAAGGTGCTTCTGTAATGTAAGCAGTTTGATGAACATCTCACACTCTTGGTGTAGCAAGTCATTACCCTGTTGTAGGGCAACGTCACGCATCTCAGAGAGTGTTGCTTCATCAACCTTTGGCTTGCCAGTTTCAGTCAGTTTTGTAAAGCGAGCATCGCGATGAGTTTGTAGTGCCCAAGCAATATGCTGACGACTAGTGGGATTGAATTCAATCAGCTTTGTCATAGGAGCACCTGAAACATAGCCGTTTTTCTTGTCAGTCCTTTTAGGCGTAAAGACTTTGCCAGGCACAAAACGAAATCGTTGCTGAATTGTGGACTTGAGTTCGTCTACTTCAGCATTGAGTTCATTACGAACACGTTCTGCGGCTTCACGATCAAATCGAAAACCAGACGCCTCTTGCTCGGCCATAATCCGAGCCATAGACATTTCAAGTTCTACACAATCAAGCATCATTGTCATCCTCTTTTTTATTAAAACCAAATGAAATAGATTTTTCCTTGAGCAATTTGTCTGCTCTTGTTTTGTGACCAAGCTTGGCAACACTTTCCATGATTTTTAAAGTGTCTTCAGTTGTGGAACCTTTTGGCATACGGCTATGAACCTCATTGAATAAAGGAAAGAAGATGTCAGCAGCATCTTTGACTTCATCAACAGTGAGCGGATCAGATTTTTTAGGTGTTTTGTTCATTAGATTTCTCCTTAATTTGTTTCCAGTAAGGCTCCCAGTTATGGAACCTATAGACAGCCCCATCAACATCTTCAGATTGTTTGATGAAATCAAGGGGGCACAGAGCAAGCCAGTCGTAAAATTCTTTAGGCATAATCTTTCATCCTTCTGAGCATGAGCTCATATAGTTTGAGAGTGACAAGAGTGTCTTGCTCGCAGTAAGAGAGCATCTCTGGTGTGTAAACGTCCCATGCGGCTTCATGCTTGCCATAATCACCTTTGAAGCAGCGAAGACGATGCCCCCATGCTTCTAATGAATGGCGGCCATATAGGCGCTGAGGCATGCCCCCAGGGCGTCGCTCATAATCACGGTCTTGAATATGTGGATAGAAGAGGCGACTAAGAACGAGAGTGTCTATAACTTCTCCTTGATAATCAAAGTCATAGGTTTCTTTGATTAATGGTATGTCATAGCCAGCAATATTGTGCCCGATCAAGATGTCGGCACGCTTAAGTTCTTCAACACCGAGATCAATGGACCGATCATTCTGATCATCAAAAACAATTGTTTGATCAACATCGTTGAGATCTCGGGCAACAATGCAGTGAATGCGTGAACCTCGGCGAAGCAAGCCGGTGCTTTCGAGGTCAAACAGTAAAGTTCGATTCATCGTTTGGTTCTGTATATTTTTCAATGTTGAAATCGTTGCTTTCAACCGGGCTTTCTGTGTAGAGGTCCTGGTTTTCGAACTGCTCTTCTTCGGCATCAAAGCGCGGAGCTCGTTCATTTGTTGTGAATCGTTCATCGTTATTTTCAAAATATGGTTCAATTGCAATTAAAAGCTCACGTGCTAGACGTGCTGCTCTACGAAATTCATCTTTGTAGTAAGGTTCCCACGCATGGGCAAGAACAATTACTTTCCTAACACCCATAAGGTGTAGTTGGAAAACAGAAGCAGAGAATGGATAACGTGTCGTATATATGACGGATCCCGCCATAGTTGTGCCACGCTTAGAAGCAGTGGCTATTGCGTAGGTTACACAGTCAATTTCAACTTTGCAACTAGCAAGTACGCTACGGCCGTCTCCAATAATTTCTCGATCTCTGACAACAACAGCACCACCTGGGCAGATGGGATGGGATGAACCTGTGGCAATAGTTTTAGCTACGTCCATAAAGTATTTCTCTTTATTAGCAATAAAGCACGGGTCACCAGCAACAATAGGCATCTCACATATTCAATGGTTTATTCCTATATTAGGTATGTAATCAACATAGCGCGACTACATAAATGGAATACGAAAACTTCAAAAAAGAATTCTATGAAAACGAATTATGGGAAAAGCGCAATGAGAAAGGGGTTTGGCTAGAACTTGCTAATTCATTTGACGCTGTAAATAGCCCTGCGCACTACACACGTGGAAAGCAAGAGGCTATAGAAATCATTGAAGATGCAATTATTGATGCACCATCAGTTAAAGATGGGATGCTGCAGGCTCAGGTGCTGAAGTATTTACTGCGGCTGTGGCTAAAGGACAACCCTTGCCAAGATGCCGAAAAAGCACAGTGGTATCTCAATCGACTAATCAGTAGTCTGAAAAAAGACATTTGACATATAGCCGGCGTTAGCCGGCCTAGCAGCGTTGGAAGTAAAGGTAGTTAGATCCATTGTTGTCAAGCAGATTTAAGGTTTCAAATTCTTGAGTATGATCTTTGAGAGTGTCATAAACTTCTTCTGCTGGTAAAACGGCATGCTTAAAAAATAGAGATATACCTTCATTTAGATAAGGAACTTCAGGTACGTACCAAGCTTGAGGAACTAATGATTCCCAAGGCTCTTCACAGCTAGTAATCCAACTATTAAGCTCTTCAAGACGCTGTGCAGTCTTAACAATATGCGCTTCAATTGCTTCAGTAGCAGGTATGTTCAATGCGTTCTGATAAAGCAAAGCGTGCTTCCACATTAGAGTCCCATCACGCAAAATTAATCTACATGGATGGACCAAATTACCAGACGGAAGAGTGTACAGGTGTTCCTTAGCTAAATGTTTAGACATCAGACTTGACCCTTGTTCTCTTCGTAAAACTCCAAGTCTTTTGCCCAGCTATCACCAGCAAATTCATTAAAGCAAATACGTCCGATGTCTCTGAACGTGTTGTGAAATAGAGTGATCTTGTCAATGTTAGACATGACTTGATCTAGTGGTGGGCCATAAACTATGACGTTCCAAGTGCTTGGTGACACAGATTCAAAGCCACCACCAGTGGCACGTAGTTGTTTTACACGCTTAAATGGAATACAAAAAGGATAATCATAGATTGCTGGAGCTGCACGCAAAATTTCTGATGCACTAGTGAAGAATATGAAACTTTCGATATGATTGTTCCTATACTCTGAAACAGTTTTGTTAAACCATATACGATTATTTCTTACAGCACCCTTAGGAGCAACAAAAACATTGCCATGCCAATGCTCTTGCAGAGGATTTACTTCAATAGATGATACAGAAGTTGCATCTACAAGAACTTGCTGAACTGGATCTGACGTTGGGTCATAGTCAATAGAACCCATGACCAACCTAGCTCGATCAATGATCTGAGGAGTTGGGTACAGTGGCAGCTTTAATCCAGAGGATTTAAGCTTATCCGCTAAATTCTGCTGCGATCGTTCGGAACTCTTCTTGGCCCCGACCTGCTTCGATTGCAAATGTTCTTGTTCCAGCATCACTAATCAGGGTAATTAATACATTTTTGGTCCAGTCATTATCGTCAATTTCTTCAAGAGTTTTACGTAGAAACTCAAGGACTTCAGCACCATTTTCATCGTTTTCAGCGATACGAATATCTGCTTCAATATCAGATCCACTCATGTATGTAGTGGAATCGTTTTGAAGATTGATAACAAGCGTGCCTGCACCTCTAGCTTCTAGACCATTCATAGCGATGTTGATTAAATCTGTGAGAATTAATTCAGCAGTAGCAGTAAGGAATTTTTGCTCCTGTGATTTCTCATCGCCGAACTTATCTGAAGAGATTAGTTGTTGCAGTAAATCTGTACGTCGTGACATAACTCAATGACTCTTGTCTTAATTTAGTTAATTTAAAAATCTTTTGTGGGGTCTTCAAGATCTTCGCCATTATCAATAGGCTCTCGATAAAGACCAGGATCTGATGGTTGAATTTGAGTTGTATGCCTGCCTGCTAAGAGATCAGTAATAACAGCTTCAAATTTTTCACCAAAATCAGTGTCTGGGTTGAGTGTCAAGGCAGCTCGTGCATCAATTTCTGCAGATTGATCAATTTTCTCCTGCTCTTTTAAGGCTTGCTCAACCATGTACTCACTAACTTGCATTTTTAGAGTGTGCAGTTGACATGCGAGCTCAAAGCTCTCAAGATAGCTATCGTCATCTACATAGACTCCAATGTGTTGAGGGATAAGATGAAAAGGATTACAGCAATACTTATTGCCGCAAGTAGTTTTGACTCCAGCGAAGCCAAGATCACCCCAAGTGAACCACATAGCAACGCGTTGAGGATGATGCTGAGTTGATGACGAGATCCCATTACGTCTCCATGCAAATTGTGGTTGTTTTGTACGAGGATTGATGCAGCCATTCCAGTTCCAGCACTCGTCAGGTGCACTTATATCCACTTGACTCCAAAACTTCAATGCTTTGGAGCGGTGCTTCTTTAAAAGTCGATCAATATCAAAAGACATACGAC